TCCGTAATCAAGGCACAGGGTACACGGGTCGTGTGGCTAGTCTCTCCAGCGGATCCAAAGGACCGGGTCAGAAGCGCAGGACTCGTACAACATCTAGTACAGAACGTCGCCGCCCTACGGTTAGAACCTGATGAATCTACAGGCGCTACCCGAAGAAGCTCTAAAAGAGATCTTGGCCTTAACCGAGGCCAAGAAGCGGCTTGATTTGCGGGAAGAGGCCTGCGAAAAGTTCATGCCGTTTGCGCATCACGTCTACGAAAACTTCATCGAGGGCAGTCATCACCGGATAATTGCTGAAAAACTTGAACGTGTTGCGCGAGGAGAACTCAAGCGATTGATAATCAACATGCCACCTCGACATTCGAAGTCGGAGTTTGCAAGTTTTTTGATGCCAGCTTGGTTTTTGGGCCGTAATCCGAAGTTAAAAATCATCCAGGCTACGCACAACACTGAGTTGGCGGTGCGTTTTGGCCGCAAAGTAAGGGATTTGATCGATGATCCAGCGTATAAAGAGATTTTTCCAGACACAAACCTTAAAGAAGACAATAAAGGCGCGGGTAAGTGGGGCACTACAGCGGGTGCAGAGTACTTTGCTGCGGGTGTGGGTGCGGCTATCACTGGCCGTGGTGCAGATTTACTTATCATTGACGACCCTCATTCGGAACAAGATGCGTTAAGCGAGTCTGCCTTCGACAATGCCTACGAATGGTACACTTCTGGCCCTCGTCAGCGTCTTCAACCGGGCGGAACCATCATTTTGGTAATGACTCGATGGGGTAAAAAAGACTTGACAGGCAGATTATTAGCCCAGCAGGGCAGTGATGTGATGTCAGATCAGTGGGAGGTCGTAGAATTTCCTGCAATCTTGCCGAGTGACAAGCCTTTGTGGCCTGAGTTCTGGGATAAGGACGCTTTGCTTTCGATTAAGGCGTCTTTGCCTGTCGGAAAGTGGAATGCGCAGTGGCAACAGCAGCCGACATCGTCCGAATCTGCGATTATCAAGCGTAATTGGTGGATGGACTGGGAGAAAGAAGAGATTCCCCCTGTCAAATACATTCTTCAGTCTTATGACACAGCTTTTTCGAAGAAAGAAACGGCGGATTATTCTGCGATCACCACTTGGGGCGTCTTTACTCCGGAGGAAGGTGGGCCTGACAACATCATTTTGATGGATGCGCAGCGTGGTCGGTGGAACTTTCCTGAGTTGAAGGAAAAAGCGTTTGAGGAGCATGAGTATTGGGAGCCGGACATGGTGTTGGTCGAAGCAAAAGCGACGGGTACACCACTTATTGACGAGTTGCGGCTCCGCGGGATTCCTGCGTTGGGCTTCTCACCAGGCAAAGGACGTGATAAAGTAACTAGAATGCACATGGTTGCGCCATTGTTCGAGGCTGGTGTAGTGTGGGCCCCAAGTGACAAGAAGTTTGCGGACGAGGTTATCGAAGAAGTTGTATCATTTCCTAATGGCGACCACGATGACTTTTGTGATAGCATGACTTTAGCATTGATGCGTTTTCGTCAGGGCGGGTTTATTTCGCTTCATGGTGAGGGCGAAGAAGAAAACGAGTATCGCCGCAAGCGGGAGTATTACTAATGGCTTTGCCACCACTTATAGATTCTGGAATATCCTCCAATGACATGATGCCGACAGAAGCGTCTGTCGATGTTTCGGTTCCGCAGGTAGAAGATTTCGCTGGCGGCGCTGAGATTACCGAGGACGGACAAGGCGGAGCGGTTATCCAAGCCTTAGTTGAGGCGATGCAGGGCGAAGTGATGGAGGAACAGGTTCCTCACAACGCAAACTTAGCAGAATATTTGGATGACGGGTATCTCGGAGAGATCTCTTCTGACCTACGCGCATCCTTTGAAGACGACATGGAGTCCCGCTCAGAGTGGGAAGAGACGTATACACAGGGTTTAGATCAGCTTGGCGTTAAGTATGACGAGCGTACACAGCCTTTCCAGGGCGCATCGGGGGTAACTCACCCGTTGATCGCGGAGAGTGTGACTCAGTTCCAAGCGCAGGCGTACAAAGAGTTGCTGCCAGCGGGTGGCCCAGTCAAAACTCAGGTCTTGGGTTTACAGGATGTGGCCCGTGAAGAGCAGGCGTCTCGTGTAAAAGACTTCATGAACTACCAGATTATGGAAGTTATGGAGGAGTTCGATCCGGACATGGATCAACTTCTGTTCTATTTACCGCTTTCGGGGTCTACGTTTAAGAAAGTTTATTTCGACGAAACTAAACAACGGGCGGTTTCTAAGTTTATTCCGGCTCAAGATTTGGTTGTGCCGTATGCTGCGTCGGATCTGGCTACCGCTTCGCGTGTTACGCACGTTCTGCGCATGGACGGCAACGACATCCGCAAGCTGCAGCTAGCTGGATTCTACCGTGACGTAGAGTTAAGCAAGTACAATCAAGAGGACGAGGTCCGCGAGAAGATAGACGACATCCAAGGCACGTCACGCACTTATTCGGATGAAGTGTATACGATCCTTGAGATGCACGTTGACTTAGACATCGAGGGCTTTGAGGACATGGCTCCTGACGGGGAGCCCACAGGTATCGCTATTCCGTACATCGTTACGCTGGACGAAGGTTCAGGGAACATCCTGTCGATTCGTCGTAACTTTGAAGAGGGCACGGGCATCTCAAAGAAGATGCAGTACTTTGTTCACTACAAGTTTATGCCTGGTTTAGGGTTCTATGGCTTCGGTTTGATCCACATGATTGGTGGTTTGGGACGCGCAGCTACGAGTATTCTTCGCCAGTTGATCGACGCCGGAACCCTGGCAAACCTCCCTGCTGGGTTCAAGGCTCGGGGCGTAAGGGTTCGTAATGACGACGAACCCTTACAACCTGGAGAATGGCGGGATATTGACGCTCCCGGTGGCAACATCAGGGACGCAATCATTCCTCTCCCGTACAAAGAGCCTTCAGCCACCCTCGCACAGCTTCTAGGAGCCCTCATAGAGGGCGGAAGACGTTTTGTGTCACTGGCAGACCAACAAACAGGAGATGGCAACGCAGCGGCTCCTGTAGGGACTACAGTGGCTATGCTGGAACGCGGCATGAAAGTTATGTCGGCTATCCACAAGCGGCTGCATTACGCACAGCGCCAAGAGTTCCGTGTTTTAGCTCGGATCTTCAGAGACAATATGCCGCCGGAAGGGTATCCTTATGACGTTGTCGGCGGTGACCGTATGGTTATGGCCGAGGACTTTGACGGTCGTGTGGATGTTATTCCGGTCAGTGACCCGAACATCTTCTCGATGGCGCAACGGGTTACTCTGGCTCAGACGCAGTTACAGTTGGCTCAGTCCAACCCTCAGTTGCACAACTTGAACGCGGCGTATCGCAGAATGTACCAGGCCCTTGAGGTCCAGAACATTGACGAGATTCTACCGCCACCTCCGCAGCCACAGCCGCTGGACCCAGCGATTGAGAACGCTCGGGCGTTGATGGGGGAGATTCTGAACACGTTCCCAGAGCAGGACCACGACGCGCATATCCGTATGCACATGGCGTTCATGAAGACTCCTTTGGTGTCCACATCTCCTCAAGTCATGGGCACGTTCTACTCCCACGTTATGGAGCACGTTTCTCAGAAGTCTCGCCTGATGGTGACAGCGGAGATCGAAGGTATCATTGGACAGGCACAGTTGGCGGCTCAAAGCGGAGCTATCGATCCGGTAGCGGCGCAACAGCAAATCGCGCAGGTTCAGCAGGATATGCAGGATCCAGGGCAGATGGAGAAGTTGATCTCGCTGCAAATGGAGAAGATTATGGCAGAGATACTGCCGGGTCTACTTCCAGCGGGCAACGATCCGATGAGCGACCCACTGGTCCAGATTCGTATGCAAGAGTTGGCTCTGAAAGAGAAAGATTTGCAGCGTAAGACAGAAGAAGATCAGGGTGATATGCTGATCGAACTTCAGAAGATGCAGCAGCAGGCCGCATCCGCAGCGGCTCGGATTGAAAGCCAAGAAGAGATCGCGGACAATCGTAACGAAGTGAATCGGGAGCGCATCCAAGTTCAACGTGATAAGATGCGACAAGGGGGATGATACCATGCCTCTTAAACAAGGGCGCTCAAAAGATGTAATCAGCCAGAACATCAAGACTGAAATGGCTGCTGGAAAACCGCAGAAGCAGGCGGTTGCCATTGCGTTAAGCAATGCAGGAAAGACTAAATATTCCTCTGGCGGCATGGTTAATAAACGGTTTAGTCCGATAGCCCGACCTCAGAGGTTTGTCGGAGAGTTTTAGTGCTGTGCGCGTTGGTCTTCGTGTCGTTTGGACACGCATGGACGCAGGGCGGTAATCAGTTGTTTCAGTACTGTTACTACAACTGTGGCACGGCAACCAACGGTTTGTGGTACGACAGGGTCTTTCGCGTTAACTATCTTTACGCTTGTCCCGCGAGGTTTGTTGAAACATGATTGATCCTATTACAGCAGTTGGCCTCGCCACTTCAGCCTATAACGCTATTAAACAAGGCGTTGCTGTCGGACGTGATCTTCAAGACATCACAGGTCAGCTTGGCAAGTGGGGCAAGGCTTGCAGCGATTTTGCCTTCGCCGAAGAGCAAATCAAAAACCCCCCTTGGTATCAATTCAAAGGCTCTGACACACACAGTGCCATAGAAATTTTTGCGCAAAAGAAGAAGATGTCCGAA